TCTGCTATTCCTAAATTTTGATCTAATTTAGCTTGATCAATTTGTGCTTTTTGAGCTAATTTAGCTGTATCAAGAACATTTCTTCCTTCATCGTACTGTGCTTTTCTCATTGCATCTTGTTCTTTTATATCTAATTCACGATTTTTAAGTTCTACAAGAGGATCTTGACCACTTCCTTCTAAATATTCTTGTTCTTCTGCTACAATTTCTTCAGTTATCTGTGCTTCCATCTCTGCAATTTGTGATTCTAGCATAACTGTTAGTTGTTTTTGAACTTCAGGAGGCATTTGATCACCATATTGTTGTGCTACTTTTTCTAACATTTCTTTATTTTGTTCCATAACCATTTGTCTTGCTAAAAATCCTATATGTTGAGATATATGGGCTTGAAGTGAAGCCATTGCAAGCATGCTTGAACGAACTAAACTAGAGGACATAAAGGCTCTATGTGCTTTTATATGAGCAGAATGATTTTGTTCTGGATACGCTTGTAACTCTTGTGCTTTTAAAGCATCAGAATTTTCTATAGCTGGATCTTTAGGAGCGGGTTTAGGAGGTGGTTTTAATATTGCTTGAATATTTTGTACTCCTAATGCTTGATACATTCTTCTGTAAGCTTCATAGACATTGTGTATTTGAGGATTAGTTTGTGATAATTGTAATTGTGCTTGAGCTAACTCAATACGTTGAGACATTGAAAATATACTTGGATCACTTACTGGAATAATATCTACTCTGTCATCAAAGTCTTGTTGTTTAATCATTTTATTTCCACCAACCACATTGTATGGATATTCTGGAGGTAAATAAGTTTGAAATACTTTTGCTAATAATTTAAATTCTATTCTTTGAGCGTAATGCATTCTTTTATGAATAGCACTCATCACTTTAGTGCCTTGCTCAATCATAGCCATAGTAGTTCCTACTGGATTAGCCTGATTAGAATCTGCAACTTTTGTATCTGCAACTGCAGCAAATCTTTTTCCTGCATCAACACAAAAGCCTAATAGTAAAAATAAAGTTTGACTTGGTTCTTTGTAAGGTAGTGGAAGTAGACCTGCTCGTAAATCACCAGATGGTGCATCTACATCCCTGAATTCTCCTGGTTGGATGGGGTTATCATCGTCTGCAACTCGCAACCCTCTCGCTTTAAATCCTGCAGGGAGATTGGACAACGTACCTGCATCAATGAGTTGACGGAGAGCTGACGTAGCTGTCCTGGAGAGACCCCCGAGCATGTGGATAAGACCAAAGCCATAAAAACCAAGACCAGGCAAAAACTTATAATGTACAAAATATTGAATTTTTTTTCTAAGCGGATCATTTTGTTTGTAATTTCTATAAATAGAAAGAACTTTTCCAGATCCTTCGTCTATAGTAATAATGTATGGAACTCTTATACCAGTTGCTGCCCCTGTTGTAATGTCTCTATCTTCAAACCCTGGTATGTTTAAATCACAATGTATTTCAAATAAAGTATATTCATTATCATCTTCTTCCCCATAAGTAGTAGAACTTACTCCAGATACATTTTGATATTCTTCTTGAATTGCGTTTGTATTTGTTAATGATGGTCTAATTTCTACATCTCTGTAAAATCCAGATACCTGATTTTTTCTAATATCATTATATGTTTGTTTTACAATGTGTGTAACTCTTGGAGACGATGCTAAATCTGTTGCATAAAAAGGAACAATTAAATCTTCACATGGAATAAAAGAAGCTTTAGCTCTTTGTTCTTGTGCATCAAAATAAACTTTTTTAAATGCAGACCCAGCTAATCCTAAATTAAATAACAATTGATCCATTTCAGGATCATATTCCTCCATAACATTTGTAATTTGATAATTCATAAAATCTTTTACTCTTTGAGCTTGATCTTCTGAGTCAATTGTATGATCACCTACAATGTTACATTTTACAGGACCTCCAGGAGGTAATAATTCTTTGTAAGCTTGTGCTTGAAACTGTGTTGCTGATTCCGCTAGTAATGGATGAGTAACTCCACTAGCTCCTTGAAAAGGTCTAGATCTCTCTTCATATTTAAAACCTAATAATTTAATACCATCAACATAAGATCTTTCCCAATCTTGTCGTGATGATTTGTCCATTTCATAATCTGCTCTAAGATTATCTGATATTTTTTCTGCTTCATCATCAGATATAAATTCTGCTAAATTAGCTCCAAATGGTATTTCTTCTGCTTCTGGTTGTTCTTCTACAAATCCTTCTTCTTCTACTTGTATTTCTATATCAGGAGATCCTTCTTCATTAACAGGTAATATACCTGCCATTTTATCAACTTCTATTTCCTCTGACGTTGTGTTGGGTAATGCTTTATCTATTGCCACTAAACTGCTACTCCTAATATGTCTACTTCAGCTAATGCTGAATATTTGTTAATGTTGGTTTTACCACCTTCTTTATACTCCCTGAAACCCAATTTTGCTAGAAGTTTTCTTTCAAAGCCCTTGAGCTCTCTAAGGTCTATGACAATTCCAGGTTTTATCGCTGCTTTGTTTCCAGGTATATCACCATAAGAAAAAGGTCTAAGAGGATTATCTTTATCTAAACCTTTTTTATAAAAGTTGGGGTCATCTAATTTAAAATCTCGTTTAACATTATTTATTTTATAATTAAAATCTCGGTGTGTTTTAGAAGTTTTAGGCCATGAAATCCACATATCAACATCATTTCCTGATTTAACAGAAAAGGGTTGTGAATTAATTCCTAAACTTTCTAATCTTTTTGTATAATCTTCTAGTAATGAATTAGCTGCCCGTAAAGAATTCTTACGATATATATTATTAAAAGCTGATGCTAAATTAATTCCACTTCCTTGTTCATATCCCATAACAGCCTCAGGTAAAGGAATAGCCACAAAATCTTTTCCTCCTTGTATAGCAAGTTCAATTTCTCTTTTTAATATTTCTTTAATCATATCTTCTTGTTGTCTAAAAGGTATGTCAGGCATTCCTGTTTCTTGAGTAGGAGTTCCTGAAAATTCTGAATTAATTCTATCTTCTTCTTTTTTAATTTTAGCAAAAGCTTTATTACCTTGTTGTTGCATAAAGTTTTCCATGTTTCCAAAGTCCGCTAATATTTTTTCTTTTACTTGTAATAAGTTTGGATCGTTATCCGGAACACTATTTACTCGTTGCATTAAAGCTTGTTGATTTTGAGGTAGATTGTAATCAGTAGCATCATCTACATCAGACTTAATTAGTAATTTTTTAAGTTCACTATTAAATATTCTATTTTGTTGTGCTTTTAGAGTGTTTAATTGTGTTGTTAATGCAGCAGCCTGTTCTCCAGACACTTCTGCTTTAAATACAGGTCGATCACTTTTTGCTATTTGTTTTAAAACATCAAATTGCATCTCATCAAGAAAGGTTCCATTCTGTCCATCTAAAGTTGTTCTATCCGTTTTTCTTACATGAGCTAACTCATTTTTTTGACCCATATGAGAACTTGTTACATCGTTGGTATCTTTTTGTCCTTTTAATGGATTGTAAGTGTAGACATCTGTTTTATGTGTTTTTTGTGCAGCATCACCTGGTAATGTAATAGTGGCATGATTAGTTGTAGTTCCATAATCTCTTCTTAAATTTTTTAAATTAGTTAAGAAAGTACGAGCACCCGCTCCTATTTTTGTTTTAGGTAGTATATCTTGTGCTGCTTGAAAAACATTTAATGCAAAATTATCTGCGTTAACGTTGTTCATCATTGGAGTCCATGCATTTCCTCCTGTATCTTTTTCTACCCTTTTAACAATGTTAGCTAAAGTAAGATCAATCTTATCATTAAGTAAAGCGTCTTGTGCATCACTTAATCTTCCTCCATTATTTTCTAAAACTTTTAAATAATAATTACCAAAACGATTTGTTGTTTCTAAAATAAAATTTTGTGTAGCTTTAGGAAGAGACCCTCGATACATACTAGCACTTCCCATCCAACTAGAACTACTATTAACATTTAAAAAATCATTGTATTGATTTCTAATAGTGTCAAACTCAGGAATAAGATCGAGCTCAGATGTATTACCCATACGAATAGGTTTTGTATTTATCTGTGTTCCTTTTTCTGCACGCAATTTAACTAATTGTTCTGTTGTTAGTTTGTTATTTTTATTAACAAACAAAGTGTAACCAAATCCACCTTTATCTAATTCTTTTGTATGACCTCTGTTTTTTAATTCACCAATCCATTGTGCTCCTGTTTTACTTTCTGTAGGTGCATAGTTCTCTATTATATCTTCAAACATTAAAGAGTAACGAGAAAAGTCTCCTGTTTTTTCCGCTTGGATGCGTGGATTTTTTTCAATAATAGGAAGATTATCTACAGGAGTAGTACTTTCTGGATAATTTTTATTTAAATATAAGTTCGCATCTTTTTTTGTTTTAAAAACTTTAACACTTCCATCAGGTTCTTGTATTTTCCAAGGGTAAGATAATTTACTTTGTTTTGATTTGTAATCTGTTTTACCTTTCCATTTGCCTGCATTGATTTGTTTCATTACATCAGTAGCTTCATTAATAGAATTAAAAGAACCTATTAATTCTTCTCCGTCATACAACTCTAGTTTTTTAGTATTAGGATTAAGACGAGAAGTAAAACCAAGACCAACTTGTTTGGGTTTACCAAGTGGTTGTACAATAACTGTTTCTACAGCTTCTGTTGTTGTAACCGGGGCAGGTTCTTCTATTTTCTTTAAATCGTTTTTTACTTTTTTAACGTTGTTTACAGCTTTAATTTTACCGGCGTTTGATACCGGTCCGCCTGCTACAGGCATTGCTAACATTGTATTTAATTCTGCTTGTAGTTTATTTGCTTTATCTTCATCAACTCCAAACACACCTTCAGCTGTGTCTGCAACAAATGCGCCAGGGAGCCTGAATGCGGTATCGAGAATATCGAATGCTTTTTCTCCGTAAGGTGCGATTGTATTCCAGATCCCTCTTGATAGGGGGTCAAGATTTTTTAAGATAGGTAAATTTTCTGCTGCGTATTCATTACCAAATCCTGAACTAACACCAGTCAGAAGTTTACCATTCCATAATGTTCCAAGAGTCCTGAGAGATCCTTCTTTATCCCCGACCCCCTCTTCAATAAATCCTTGAATTGCTTCTACTGAATTAGTAGGATTACCTTCAGCAAACTTACCACCTTCTTGAAAGGGATATATCAATGTATCTTTTGTTACCGAAGGATCTAATAAATAATTTAATAATTCTTTCATGTCCGCTTTAGTTTCTAAATTTTTACCTAAACTTAAATTAAATGTATTCTTATTATTTTTAGATAAAGCTATGGCTTTTGGATTATATATTGAATAAGAACTTTGGGCTTTTACATTTTTTAAACCATCATCAATTTTATTTAATATATTTGTTATTGAATCTGCATTTTTAGATTTGTTTCCTATTTCTATAAATTCATCAAATTGTTTAGGAGTTGTATAAACTCCTTGACCCATATTCATTGTCATATTATCAAAAGCATCAACTTGTCTTGTACCTGTTTTATATCCTTGAGTAGCAAGAGGTCTGTTTACATACGACAGAGGTTTTCCTGTCATAAGATTTTCTGCTAGATCATCAAAAAATACTTGTACTTTTCTATTAACAAAACTTGGAGACAAATATAAATATTCAGGGTTACCTGCCTTATCTAATAACTCACTAGTTGGATTCATTCTTGCTGTTTGACTAACAGGAAATTTGTGAGCAAAATCTATAACACCGGATCCTATATCATCTCCGTACTTAGTATACACCTCAATTAAATCATCTGCATAACTTTCCAACATATCATCTCTATATTGAAACAAGTCATCCATTTGCGTAGAATATTTTCTTATAGAATCATTAAATGTATCCATTACTTCTTGATGCTTAGGATGTTTTTTGTTTCTAATTATTTCGTCTAATTTTGCATTTCCTCCATGTTTGGCTGCCAAACCTTTATAAGTAAATTGATAAACTTTAGCTGCTCCCGAAGGTGTAGTTTTACCAATGCCAGGAAGTTCTGAAACTTTTTTAGAAGTTTGTCTTGTTGTTTTTATTCCTGGAAAAACATTTGGAAAAGTAGTTTTCCAATTTTCTGCTTGTTTAATTTCTTTTGATAAATTTTTTACTAAAGGAGTTTTTTCTTTTTTAATAGCATTAGTTAATGCAGTAGTATCTGCTTTGTAATTAGCTCTTAATCCAATTTCAAAATCCATTAAGTCATCTATATCATTGACCATCTTTAATTGTTCAGGGGTCAGGGTTGATTTATCCATACCTCTGGTATGTGTTACTCCCATTTTAGATAACTGATTTTTTATTTTACCCATTGCAGAAAGAATTTGTTTAGAAGCGTCCTCTCCAAAGGCTCTTAATTGACTTACTCCTAATTCTGCATTTTTACTGACACCTCCTCCAGTTAAAATATCCGCACCTTGAATAACATAACTAATTTTCTTTTTTGGATTAAATATAAAATTACCAAGTTTATTGGTTATGTTATTAACACTTTTATTAAATTTGGAATTGATATAACTATCAATCTTAGCATTGCCAGTTTTATATAAATCTTGAGAGCCACCACTAAGTTTAGATATTTTTTTGTCATTCACATCTGATCTATCAACAGGGGTATCTAAGATACCTGAATCAAACTGTGGTATAGCTGATAAGTCAACCATTAATAATATCTCTCCTCACCTGCATAATCAGGTATTCGTGGTTCTTCCCAATAATCATCAGGTAATGTAACAAAATTTCCTTGGCGAAAACGTAGCACGGCTTGTGTTGTTGAGTCAACATAATCGTCGTTGTCACCAAAAGGAAAAGCAGCACATTCCTCAATGACTTCTTGCGCCCACCGCTCATCAGGAACCCATACCTGACCAGCTTCAAATACCGGTGCTACAGCGTTTACTCTTACATGCTTATCATTTCCTTTACTCGGTGTAAAGTTCGTAACGGGAATTCCTATCTGTCTTAGTTCATGGGTCAGGGGCAGTCCACTCGCTTTAGCTTCAATAATGATTGTCTCAGGCTCATACTCTTTATACTTAGCCAAGGCCTTACGTTTTAGTTCTGGAAAATCCCATCTACCCTTAACAGCATCCAATAAAATTAAATAAACTTTACCATCAGCCTCAGAGGTAAACACTCCCCATGTAGTTATTGCACTGTAGTCTGCTGTTTCTTTTTTTGAGTACGCTGTATCATAGCTTTGTATAATGTGCTGAATGTTATTAGGAGGAGTTTTAGATTCCCATTTCATCCACCATTCTCTTTTAATAATAGATCCTTCTTCAGAGGTTGGTTGTTGCTGCCACTGTGCTTGCCACTTCTGTTCATTCAATGATGCTTTAACGGAGAGCAATTCATCCTTCTTCCAATACTCAGGCCATATAGGATTACCTGAACTAGGAAAGATTGCAGGAAATTCTATTAAATCCCATTGATCTGCTTTAATTCCTTTTTGAGCTCCTATTAATCTTCCTGTCAAATCTTTGGTAGACCACCTTGTCATGACAATAACAATGATACCACCGGGCTGAAGTCTTTGTCGTGGTCCTGATGTGTACCACTCATAAGCATTATCAAACGCCGTCTCAGACAATGCATCTTGCTCGGAATGAGGATCATCAATAATGAGAAGATCTGCACCACGACCGGTGATAGCTCCACCGACACCTGTTGCGAAATATTCTCCTCCTTTATTAGTCTCCCATCTACCTGCTGCTTTACTATCGGCTGATAGTTCGACGTCCTTGAATACTCTTTTGTAATCTTCGTGATCCATCAGGTTTCTTACTTTCCTTCCAAAGCGGAAGGCCAGTTCGCCGGTGTGCGTCGCTTGTATGATCTTTGTTTTTGGTGCATGGCCCATGATCCATGCTGGAAGTAAATAGGATGCAAACTCAGACTTCGTGTGCCTTGGTGGCATGTTCACGATCAAACGTTTTAATTTTTTATCTTTCAGTTGCTGAAATTTTTCTGCAATTTTTTTATGATGATATCCTGAAATAAACTCCGGCCATACCGCCTTAACAAAGTCTAAAAAATTTTCTTTTGCTTTAGTGGCAGTATCTAATTCTTTTTGTCGAAGTTCTAACTTCAACATTAAGGCTTTAGCTTCTTCAGGACTTGTGGTGTCAAAATCCAAAGACATTCCTAGTATGTACAATTTTTTTTAAAATTTTTCAACCGACTTGTTTCTGGTAGTAAGTGGGGTGGGGCTGACTGTGCAAAACAGTGATGCAAGGGGAGGCTATATGATAAGAGGGGGGAACGGGGCAGACTCAGGAGATTTTTCTGGGCGTGGTCGCCAAAAAATTTAACTAACTTTAATAATAGAAAAAGCCCAACGATTGTTGGGCTGTGGGTAAAATGTAATGTGTATTTAATTTATTGGATCGGTGTTGTTGCAACAAACCAAAACCATAATAAGAAAAGAAGCAAGGCACTAGTGAGTAGTGCCTTACATAAATAAATAATATACTTCATTGTTCTTTAGACAATCCGAAGTTAGTCGCTAACTTTGATGCGAGGTCAATACCAAATTGAGTAATGACTTCATTATCTTTATTAGCCAATATGAATTGAAATATCTCTTGATCTAAAAACCCAGCCAGTAATTGCCAGTTAATCTGTTTATTCATATTGTTGACAATAGGCATATCGCTATTGTTGGTACTAATGGGGTTATCCCCATTAGTTGTTATTAAACTATTTAATTGTGTTAGATCGAAGTTAGGCATTAGCTACCTACTTTCAATAGTCTAACTAGTTCACTATCAACATTGTTAGCACTTCCACTAACATTTTTGATACCTACACTCACTGAAGTCTTGTAAGGTATAGTTAGCTTTTTAGAAGTTAATAGTTTTTTAACTTCCGATTGATTAAGTACATCTCTTTGGCTTTGAGATATAGCGAACGTATCGTTGCCAAATTCAAATACAAAGTTTTTCTTATCACTTACTAACTTATGATTGTTTACAATTTCTGTAAACTCACTTCTTAGTTGAGATACTAACTTATCAATACTATTCTTAATGTCTAAAGCAGTTCTGTACTCAACAAGAGTAGCAATAGCTTTGTCATTTAATTTAGATTTTTTAGTCATAATAACCTCTTTCTAAATGGTTAAGTCAATTAATTAATTTAATTGATAACTAACTAAACAACATCTTATAACAAATTGCAACATAATAAATAAATATTTGTGCATAACTTTCAAACCCATTCTATATAGATGACTAACTAATTTAATTGACAAGCCACAGGAACTCCGGCCGGCCGCTAAGTTTTACTATAAGGAAAAACCCCCAAGAAGGTTGCCAATCAGCGTATTTCAATTAGCTGCATCAGAGCAGCAGAACCAGGAGCTGCTGCAGCAGTCCTTCCTGGAGCTGGGCTGCAGCGAACCAGGCGACCACTGCGATCCAAAAAATTGGCCAAAACATTAGCTTTTTCTCCATGCGTCATGCTTCCCATCACCTGCAATCACCTGTGCTTCAGGAAACGAATCATATAGAATGGCTGTTTTCTGCGGGTTATTTTCAAAAGTTTTACGAACCGGCCGGCCGGAGTTTTTACTATAAGGTATAGATCCACGAACGGCTGAAAACCAACGTATTTCAATCATGCAGACGCCTCCAGCATCTGCTGCATCTGCGACCAGGCCGCAGATTCAGAGTCAACCAAGACATGTGCACCATCTCCCCAATCCAAGAACCAGTATTCCAGACGATGGATTTCTTTATGTTCGTTGACATATGCACGAAGCTCATCCGATGGACCACCCCAGCTGAACTGCCAGCGCCAGTAGCCTTCTATCTGATCATTAAATGTATTAGGCTCTACATAGTCAAAGCTGAGCGCCTCATACTCAGGATCCTTCAGGTCCTCCTGCCTTTCTTTCCATTCTTGTGCCACTTTGTCGGCGCAGGTGGGCTCTCTTCTTAATACTGTTACAGTCTCTGTCATGTTATTCCTTTCTGTTAATGCACCCACTTGGGAACCTTTGATTGCTTCCCAAAATTTCAAATGGGATCACCGTGGCGGGGTGCGTGCCGTGTGTGGCCGTTTGCAAAACTTCGAAACGGATTCAGTAGCCACAGGTACATATATAGTTATAACTTATTATAATGTAAAGCAAAAAGATTTAAATCTTTTGAATAAGTTCCCGCATGGTATGAACAACTCGCTGCCCGGCCCAGCTCACTTCACTATACAGGATTCAGGAACAAAAGGCTGAGAATCAAGGTATTTCAATTACAGGATCCTGACCCCTGGCAGCACCTGCGGGCTGCAGCTTCAGATGGAACTAAGAATCGGCAGACTTCTGCCATTTATTATACTTGACATGAGGCGAAAACACGGACCGGCCGGCCGGTGAATTATACTATTAGTTCGAATTAAACCGTGGGCTGCGACTCAAGGTATTTTAATATCTGATCTCCAGTCCAAGGATCAGGTATCATGTACCCTGAACCCTGGTTCAATAGTTCTAAACCATGAACATGTAGTTCACGACTCATATGTCCTGGGAATATAGCAATACCTCCAGGGCTCTTGGCCCTATTGCGAATTCTTACAAATATATAACTGACACCACCATGCTTTGTATGAGCATAATGCCAGGCAATTTGCTTTGGAGAAATGATAACTTTTTGTAACTTATTACATTTTAATTCTACCCAAAACTGAATACCCTTATTATTGTCTAAACCCTTGAAAACTCCAAACAAATCAGGCACTCCAGGTGATGCCCATGACTCTATTCTAGTCCAATTAACATTCGACATTTTATTTTTAATTTCTTGCCAGAATTTTTTCTCAGGACGCATTATTTATTTCTTTTTGAGTCAAAATTTTATGACAATTTGAACATAAAATATCACACTTTTTTACTTCTTTGACTATGTTATCGAGCTGTGCCCAGCTACTTTTTCTAAAATTTGATACATTTTTTGTCTTTAATTTTCTATCTCTGTGATGAAACTCTAAAGCATAAGGACTCTCTTTATACCCACATTCTTGACACCCTTTGCTTAACTTATAATCATTTAAATAATTAGAAACCTTGTCATACAAGTTCTTTTTATAAATCTTTTTCTTTACTTCATTTCTTTTATAACTATTTGGTTCTCTCCAATTTTCTTTAAAATATCCATCTTTCTTTAATCTTCCATATATGTAACCATCAAATATATATCCATCTTCTCTTATATCAACGCCACATACAAATAACTTATTAGTCTTTGGATTCAATCTCTTCATGAGAGGCATCTATAATTACTTCAGGAAATCTATTCCTTAGATCTTTAAGCCTATCTGCTACTTCGACCTTACTCATTTTATCAATTGACCCTGTCAATATCTCCTTACGATCAACATATAATCCGGCAGCTCTTCCTCGTGATACCTCTGCATTTACTGCTGCGGAATAGTTTTTTTCTGCTTCTGCACTCTTACTTAACTCATCTAATCTTTTCATATGCCTTGTCAAATTAGACATATACTTTTTATGAACCTCTTCTCTTAACAAAGATATATAATTAGCAACCTTTGGAAATTCTTTAGCCGATTGTAGTCTACTAGCATATATTCTAGCTGTTTTTTTAGGATAACCAGATAAAATAGCACACTCTGTTGCACTTTTTTCTCCATCATACTTTACCAAAAGCTCTGCAAACTTTCGTTGTTTAGATGTTATGTTAATTTCAGTTAATTGACTCATTTTACAATGTATAGGATGTTTTTAACAGAAAACACATATAAAGTCCTAAAAAATTCTTTTACGCTGGCTTTATAGGTTACACCAGTTACACCTTGGTTACACCATAGTGTAACCCATTTTTGAAGCTGGATAAGGGTTACAAGAGCGGTTACACCGGTTACACCATTTTCAACATTTTTTCTAAAATAATTTCTAAAAATATTTTTATGCATTCTATACTAAAAAAATTTAGGATCTAACATTAACAATTCTTTAGGAATATACATATGTCTCCTCATGGCATTAAATCCTTTGCGAACCAGTTCTTGCCAAACTTCTGACTTAATAATGACATCATTTTTGGGGTTGAGAAAATGCAAAGTTACTCTGCCACATTTATGACAATGTTTAACTTCTTTGATTGGACTGTTTGGCAGTGAATAAGAGGACATTGTCTCCCTCCAATTGTTTTAATTTTTGTTGAATTAATTTTTTATCGAAAATTTTATACTTAGCAAGTAAGGAAAGCGCCCTAGTTTTAGACAATCCAGGACGCAATCCTTCAATCATACGATTTAATATGTTTTTTTGGGCTTCATTTAGGTTCATGACCAATTCCCTCACAGGCCGTTCCTATAAATATATGCTCCAAGCCTAAATTAGAACACAATCTTCGTACTAAACCTTATGCAAACTATACAACATATTGTAACAAATCGCAATATATTCAGCCAAACCTATAATTATCAGTTCTTTTACAGGGTTCGCAGAATCTTTGTAGTACAGAAGATATGTCAAATTTTTGATAACATAAATTGCATGTACGTTGACCAATCTTTTCTGATGCAGGCATATATCTTTTTACCTGCCGGTGTTTATACTTTGGTGTATGGCCTTGTTTAATTCTAATTCTATGTAATCGCCCGGCAACCGAGTTCTTACTTTTATTCATTCGTATGGCAATATCTCTTACCCGAACACCTTTTTTGTCCAATTCAACAAGTCTAGCATTATCTTCTTCAGTCCACATGTTTTGCCAGTGCATAAGTCTCTCCTTTTTGTTATTTTGTTTACGAACCACACATCATCAGCATCACTGTAGACATATGTAATTACTTTATCTTTCTTAATAGTGTTATAATATATAGTCAAAACGACGGCTCCTCCCCTTTTTTAACATCTACAATAGGTTTACTTTGGATAAACTTTGTAGTTTTTGAATGATTCCGGATCGAGCAATGGTCCGTAGTAACTACTGATGGAATCTTCATCGCCCTCTGTCCAGGTTTGGTGGTAATACTGAGTTTCATCGAGTTCCCCTTGTGAGTTACAAACCTTACACTGTTCAATGGCTTCCTCACCCTCGAATCTAAGCTTATGATACCCATTACCCTTGCACTCGTGACATATTATTGCCATTTTCCTTCTCCCATTTCATTTGTTTCATTTCTTTTTCTATTAACTGTTCAATATAGCCACCTACTGTTTGATAACTATGTTTTGCTAATTTCTTAATGTTATCATGCACCTTAGGTTTAATTGCTATCGTAGCATATCGTGACTTCATTATCTTCTCCATGTATCTTCTCCTTTAACAAATGTTTTGCGATCAGTTGCCAACCAACCAATCACACCGTAATGTTGTGAATTGTAAATGTGTCTCCAAACTAAGGTAGGCTCTTTCTTTTTAAAATAATCAAAGATCTTTTTTATCATTCTTACCTCCTAAAACTATGTCACCTGCAATTGCAGCATAACCTGCCATGTCAACAAAATGATCTTTAACAGCCTTTCTTGATTTAGTTCTACCAATCTTTAACAGTATCATCATTGTTGCTACTTCATCAGCAGTAATAGGCATACCTAAATATGCAGTCCATAAATCAGCAATGTTTTTATTGTTTTCAACACACTCACCATGAGTAAACTCACGAGACGCTACTGCCTCATTAGCTTCTTCTAATATTTCTGTTTTTATATCACCCAACATAGTCATACCTCTTTCTCATTATTTTATGTAATCGTTCCCAATACATGCGATCAGAAACTTCTTTCCAATTTGTGCAATCTCTTTTTGCACGTTTACCTGCTTCGAAATAAGCAGCATAAATTCTTTCTTTAAGTGATCTTACTTTACCCATGACATCATGTATCCTTGAAAACCACCGTAATTAACTTCTAAAATAAATAACATTGCTAATATAAACAAAGTTAAAATAAATATATGACGCCAAAATAAAACTAAGGCAACAATACTTGCAATGGCAATTATTCCAAATTTAGTTATAAACATAGTTCCTCTCTTTCTTTTTTGAGTAGGGGGATTCTTTGACTACCCCCAACCTTTTCCCGACAAGTCAACATGTCCTATGTTAACTAGTACTTCAGTACCACCCTTGGACCCTTCAGTCAGTTGACCCTATCGTTCCATCAAGTGTGCCTTACTACCTTGTTACAGTTGTTCAGCCATACTCCGAGAATGTTGCACCATCCTCATTTAAAATAGTCTATATAATATATTATAACTTATTGCAACCATTCTTTTAAATCTTCACCTAAAATTGTTGATGCTAGATTTATCTTGGTTTTCAGGGCTTTTATGATGTTCTCATCAATAGTTTTTCTTGCAACAAGATCTATGTATGTTGCTTTTGATGTCTGACCAATCCTATGTATACGATCTTCAGACTGCATTCTAACCTCTAAATCATAACTGTTAGAATAATAAATAATAGTATGTGACACAGTTAAGTTCAAACCATAACCACCTGTTCTAGGATTAGCTACAAGATATCGGAGCTCGGAGTCAGGGGCCATGAAGCGTGATAAAATATCCTCTCTATCTTGCTGCTTGGTATCTCCATAAAAACTTTCGGTACTTTGCGGTCCGTACTTTTTACGAAGAGCAGTAGTTAAATGTTTTATGTTATGTCTGTAGTTAGCCCAGATAATTACTTTACCATCTACTTCTTCTAACACATCTAATAATGTTTCTAATCTAGGGATCTTACCTTTCGCATCATGTAAATCGACGAGCCTACCGTCATCGGTAGTCATAAATCCACAAGTAACTTGATGAAGTCTCATCAGCTGTGTCAAGGC